TATAAAGGGAGACTTGCATCTAGGTTTGCTGCTGCAGACGCATCTCCAAAACCATTTGATTTAGTTCATCCATCGAAAGGTGAGGGTCATCGTCTTCGTTATGCTTGTATTGAAGGCCCAGAGGTTGCAGTTTACTGTCGTGGTAGATTAAAAGAGTCGAATGTAATTCATTTACCTGATTACTGGAAAGATTTAGTTCATGAAGATAGTATCACTGTTCAGTTACAACCAATTGGATCAAATCAAAATCTTGTGATTCAAGAGTTTAATAATGAATTCATTGTCATCGCAGAGGATTCAACTAATACTGATTTGATTACTGATTTATCAACTATTGATTGTTTCTACCATGTGTATGGTGAAAGAAAAGATATCAATCCTTTGATAGTTGAGTATGAGGGCAACAGTTGGGAGGATTATCCAGATCCAAACTATAATCCAAATAAAGTTGATGAGGATGAAAAGAATACAAAAGATCCTCGATTTGATGGCCCACCGAACACATTCACAAAATGAGTTTCCCTTATATAGAAGAAAATTTTATTTCTTTGAGTGAGTGTCAAAGACTTATAGATTATGCTAAGTTAAATAAGAGTGAAAATGTAAGTCGTGATGATGTTTATTCTACAGATATTGAATGGACTGATCATGGTGCTACATATTATGGTAATAATGTTGATCCTATAACGCCTGAAGATAATGACGAGGTAGTTACAAAGGTTACTGAAAAGTGTAAAAGTTTAGTTGATTGTCAATTAGGTTATGTTGGTATCGTTAGATGGCCGATAGGAACATTTATGAAACCTCACTTTGATAGTAACAATGTTCACACACCAAATAAAGTTGCAGCAATGCTGTATCTAAATAATGATTTCGAGGGTGGAAACTTAATTTTTGAAGATAGAGTAGTAAAACCAGAGCCAGGAAAATTAATTATCTTTGAAAATACAAAAAATCTTCATTATGTGGATAAGGTAGAGGATTCAGAGAGATATGCTCTCTCCTTTTGGTATTATTCCGTTGAATAAATAAACTTAGACAGAATCTGTAATTAGAGAAAAATAGGATGCCTCTTTCAAGACTGGAGAATTTTCTAAAGAATATACAAGGTAACGTCATCTACGTTGATCCCAATGAATTGGATGCGACTGATAGTATTGAAAACCAAGGAAACTCCCAAACCCGACCATTTAAAACCATACAGAGGGCTCTAATCGAAGCTGCTAGGTTCTCTTATGTTGTAGGACAAAGAAACGATAAGTTTGATTTAACAACAATCATCCTTGCTGCTGGTACACATACAGTGGACAACAGGCCAGGATTTATACCTGTCAGTGTAAGTGGGGAAGCAAGATATACAACAAGATTTGGAGAAACTAATCAGATATTAAGTCCATTTGGATTAGGTAGTAACTTTGATTTAACATCACCTGATAACGAACTATTCAAATTAAATAGTGTTCGTGGTGGTGTTATCATACCAAGGGGTACATCAATTGTAGGTAAAGACCTTCGTAAGACAAAGATAAGACCAAAATATGTTCCAGATCCAGAGAATGGCAATATCGAACCAAGTGCAATATTCAGACTCACAGGTGCTTGTTATATTTCACAATTCACTATCTTCGATGGTGATCCATCTGGTAACGTATATAAAGACTACACTGCAAACCTATTCACACCAAGTTTTTCTCACCACAAACTAACTTGTTTTGAATATGCTGATGGTGCGAACACAGTTCGTATTAAAGATAGTTTCATTGATGTAACTTCAACATCAACTGATCTTGATATGTATTATCAGAAGGTTGGTGATGTTTATGATGCTGGTACAGGTAGACCAATCGAACCAGACTTCCCATCAGGTAGTCTTGATTTCCAAACAAGAGTTGAAGAATATCGTATTGTAGGATCAAAAGGTCAACAGGTTGGTATTTCATCTATCAAGGCTGGTAACGGTGCAACTTCATCTACAGTCATCACAGTTGACTTAGATTCAAATCTTACAGACCTATCAATTGATACACCTGTTCGTATCTCTGGTATCAGTACATCAGGATATAATGGCATCTTCGTTGTATCAGAAGTCGTATCTAATACACAGTTTAAATATGTCGTTGGTGCTGCACCAAACAATCCACTACCTACACTGACAAGCGCAAACGTGAACATTGAAGTTGATACAATCAACTCTGCTTCACCATACTTATTCAATCTATCGAAGAGATCCGTCTTTGGTATGAATGGTATTCACTTAGATGGTGCGAAGGTAACTGGATTTAAGAGTGGATTACTTGCACAGTTTACAGGTAACGCACTACAGAAAGATGATAAGGCATTTGTTCGTTACAATGCAACATCTGGACAGTATGAAGATTACACAAGTGTTGATAACTTACACTTAGATCCATCTGCTGTTTATCGACCAGAGTATGAGTCAACTCATGTTCGTTCATCAAATGATTCAGTCATACAGGCTGTTTCAGTGTTTGCGATTGGACATAAGAGTCAATACGTTGCAGATACAGGTGGTGAACTATCACTTGCAAACTGTAATGCTAACTTTGGTGAGAACGCACTTCTATCTGATGGATTTAAGAAGTCAGCATTCACTCCAGATAATGCTGCATATATCACACACATTATTCCACCAAAAGAAATTACTGATGGAACTGCAAACGTAGACTATCTAACAATTGATGTAGATAAGACTATCGGTGTAGGCACAGTCACAAGATTATACTTTGAAGGATTCACAAACCAAGATGCACCACCACCACATGTTGTAGATGGATATCGTTTTGGTGCTGCGTTAGATGATAAGATAAGATTACAACTCAACATCAACGGAAACGAAGGTGACTTTGTTTCTAAGATCGTGATGCCGACTGCAACTGGTATTACAACGAATACAGGAGAAAAGAGATATGTCGTTGATAATGCTGTTGGTGTAAGTAGTATTAGTTCAAATATTATATCACTCAAGACTGATCACAATCTAATCACTGGTGAATCGATTCGTGTTATTGCCAATGATGGTTTCTTACCTGATGGTTTAGAAGAGGATCAAGTTTACTTCACAATCAAAGGTAGTAATGCAAATGATCTTAAGATCGCAAGAACTTTAAATGATGCATTAGAAGGCACAGCTCTCACAATCAATAACACTGGTGGTGAACTTGTAGTTGTTAGTCGTGTATCTGATAAGAAGTCTGGTGACATTGGACATCCAATTCAGTTTGATATTTTAAACAAACATTGGTATGTCAATGTTTCTAATGAGTCTATTGATAATGAGATCTATCCTACATTTGTGGGTGTTGGAACAACAGCTCTTGGTGCAAACACACCGAAGTCATACTTCTTAAGAAAAGAAAACTCAAGAAGTCTTGAAGAGTCAATCTATAAGTTTAGATATGTCATCCCTGCTGGTATCACAACCGCAAGACCACCAATCGAGGGTTATGTCTTACAAGAGACAAGTGATACAACTGGTTCAACTGATGCAGAGATTACAACTACATCATTAACTAATATTGACGATCAAAGAAACTTCCACTTTATAAACGAGGCAAACTGGTCAAGTAACGTTGCAACAGTGATGTCAGAGGAACCACATAACTTAACTGTTGGTTCTGTTGTCAATGTTAATAAGATCACATCTAGCAATAATGCCACTGGTATCGGTAGTTCTGGATTTAACGGAAGATTCTCAGTCATAGGTATCACAAGTGCAAGAGGATTTCAGTATTCACTTGATGCAAATCCAGGCACATCAACTCTTGACTCACAGACAAGAACTGTAGGCAATATGCCTAACTTCTCGAAGAATGAGTATGCACAGAGTTTCTATATTTACGAATCAGAGGAAGTTAAGGAACATATTACAGGAGAACAAGATGGTGTTTATCACTTAACGTGTCTGCATTATGACGTTAAGCCAACCGTATCACCATTTACAAACTATAAGTTTAGTCAACCAGTTAAAGACTTGTATCCACAGGTTGACCGAGATAATCCTGAGTCTGACCCTGATCCAGCGATCAGTCATGCGGTATCAAAAACTATTGGTAAAGTCGCATCAAGTGATCTAAAAGATAGTATTACAAAGGACACACAAAATAAATTCTTATTCCAAAACGGAATCAGTGCTGGTATCACAAGTATTGTCTCTGACAATGGCGCTGGTCTTGCTCACACTGCATACTTATCAGTCGAGCATAATCTCAATTCAATTCTATCTGTTGGTATTGGATCATCTGGTATTGGATATGGAGAGGGTTCTGCTACAACTTTATATGGTGCAAAACTTGTTGGTGTTGGTTTCGGTAGCACAGCGAGCGGTGGTGCAACTGCAAATATCACGATTGATGCTCGTGGTGGTATCACTGGAGTCACGATTGTAAATGGTGGTGGTGCATATGGTATCGGTAACTCTGTTGAAGTTGTTGGTGTCACGA